AGTCAACATGGGATCAGACCTTGACTTTTATGACGAGAGGGTATATTCTTACCTATATAATGCAAAGAAATTATTGCAATCTCTTTTGTAGAACTATGCAAGTTTACACTGTGGAATACTGGCAAGAAAATTGGGAAGAGTTGATGGAAAGAGTAGAAGGTGGAGAGCATATAGGCGTGGAGAACAATAACGGAGAAAGAGCAGTAATGTTACCGGCGGATGATGAACTCATACGCATATATACAGAGCATAACGAAGCATCATAAACTTCCTGGAAGTGTAGCTCAATTGGCAGAGCGAGAAGCTTATACCTTCTGTATGCACCAGATTAGTGCGCGGTTGTGGGTTCGACTCCCTCCACTTCCATTGACAGATACCCCATCTGTCCTGTATAATACTAAGGTCAACACGAAAGACAATGACACTGACTAGTAAGTTCAAAAAAGACCTGCAAACCTTGCGTGGAGCAGTAAACGGCGATTTCTACCTTGATGTAAAGAATCCAAAACTTCTCAAAAAGGTTCGCCGCTTTTATGAAAACAATGGTGTACAGTTCAGTGGTGATGCTCTTGACGACTATGATATGCTGATGGAGCAAGTCGCTATTGATCTTGAATCTGTTGAGGTTACCCAATGAAAGTCACCAAGAAACCTACCGTTCTCCTTGAGCGGTTTCCTTATCGTTATATTCAGTGTGGCAAACTAGAAATCAACGGTATGCCAGACTGTCGTATTCAAAAGGTAGACTCCTACACTGGACGTTACCGTGACATGTATCTGTGTGACAATGAAATGCAGTTGCTAACTGCAATGGAAGACCACGATTACACTTGCTGGTTGGACCCTGATGGTGTTCCTGCCTATGTCAAGGAAGTCGCAAGTAATCCATACCCAGTCGCGGAGTGACTTAAAACCTGCCCTGGTCGGGATCCCCCCAAGTCACGGATGGACTATAACAGCACTGGTGGAGTCATAGACCCTACTTTGGTTTCTTGCTTCTCCCAAGAGCAAGTGGTGCGGATGGAGGTAACACTCCCGCCCTGTTTCTTGCTTCAGGTAAAAGAGCAAGTGGCGTGCATGTAAAGACCTTACGAGCAGGGTTGCATAAACCCTGCTTTTTTCGTATAATTAATACAAAGAAGATGTAAAAATGAAAGTAGGATTCAATTGCAGTTCTTTTGACTTGTTTCATGCTGGTCATGTGACGATGTTGAAGATGGAAAAAGAGTTGTGTGATTGGTTGGTCGTAGCACTTCAGGTTGACCCCACTATCGACAGACCTGGAATTAAAAACAAACCCACTCAGAGTGTGTACGAACGATACGTACAGGTGCAGGGTTGTAAATATGTTGATGAGATTCTGGTCTATGAAACAGAAGAAGATCTTTTGAACATGATTAAGACACAGAAGATCGACATCAGATTTTTGAGCGAAGAGTATAAAGATAGAGACTTTACTGGTAGACAGTATTGTATCGATAATGATATTGAGATTCATTATCACAAGAGACAACACAAATACTCTTCCACTGAATTAAGAAATAGAGTGTTTGAACTTGAGAAACAGAAGAGAGAGAAACCTGAAGTTAGAGAACCGGAGCAATATTCACCTACGATCCTTGATAAGTACGAACAAAAATGACAATATTAGTAACAGGCGGCGCAGGATTTATTGGAAGCAACTTTCTTCAACATCTTAAGATAGTTACTGACGAAGAAATTGTCTGTGTAGATAAACTCACTTACGCTGGAAAGAGAAACAATGTCCCAAGTAAGGCAAAATTATATGTTGCTGACATTGCTGGAGAAGATGCAATAAAAACTATTTTTGAACACCATGATATCAAAACAGTCTTTCATTTTGCGGCAGAAAGTCACGTAGATAACTCCATCAAAGACTGCTCTGAGTTTATTAGAACCAATATTGTGGGCACTGTCAATTTATTGAATGCATCTTTGAAGCATAATGTGGAAAAGTTTATGCATATTTCTACAGATGAAGTGTATGGATCTATCGAAAACGGGTCATTTACAGAGGAAACTAACTATGATCCTAGGAATCCATACTCTGCATCCAAGGCATCCAGTGATCATTTTGTAAGAGCATTCCACAATACCTATGGTTTGCCTACGGTAATCACAAACTGTTCCAATAACTATGGACCGAGACAGCATAAGGAAAAACTTATCCCACAAACAATTCTCAACCTTTTGAATGACAAAAAGATCCCTGTTTATGGTGATGGTAAGCAAATTAGAGACTGGCTATACGTCCAAGACCACTGTGAAGCACTGATTGAGGTATGGAAACGTGGTGTTGTAGGTGAAAAATACAATATCGGTGGTGAGTGTGAGGTACAAAACATTGATTTGATTAAGAAAATCATCTCTTTGATGGGAAAGGACGATAGTATGATAGAATATGTCAAGGATCGTCCTGGACATGATAGGAGATACTCAACTGACATCAGCAAAATTACTAAAGATTTAAACTGGAAACCAAGATTTGATATCGATGATGGACTTACAAAAACGATTGAATGGTATGAACGCCATAGGGACTGAACTCAAAGACGTTTACATTATTGAGAGTAAATTGTTCCAGGATGACCGTGGTTTCTTCATGGAATCCTTTAATTTACAACAATTCCAAGACATTGTTCAATATCCTGTAGAGTTTGTTCAGGATAATCACTCAAAATCTTCTCAATCTGTGCTGAGAGGACTGCACTATCAGGTCAAACGTCCGCAAGGAAAGTTGATGCGATGCGTTTCAGGTGCAATTTATGACGTTGCTGTTGACCTTAGACAGTCTTCATCCACCTTTGGTAAGTGGATTGGTGTTACTTTAAACCGACCAGAGAAGCAGTTGTGGGTTCCACCAGGATTTGCACATGGATTCTATGTGATGAGTGAAACAGCAGAAGTAACATATAAAACTACTGATTACTACGTCCCAGATGACCAAGAAACCCTTGCTTGGGATGATTCTTCGCTGAATATTGACTGGTTGGTTACAAGAGGACCCATTTTATCTGCAAAAGATCAGGTAGGAAAGTCATTTGAGGAGTGTCATAAGTATGAATAACCTATCTGTGTTCGGTGGGACGGGGTTTATCGGTGGTAAATTCTGCCAATTGTACCCTGATAAGGTAACTTTAGTGCCTAGAGACGGTAGAAATCCTCCTACAAAGGACGTTCTTTACTTCATCAGCACGACAACCAATCAAAGTGTCTTCAAGGATTTACATGTAGATATTGACACTAACTTGACTCTGTTGATGGATGTTTTATCTAATTGTAGAGACAAAGACATTACATTTAACTTTGTGAGTTCTTGTTTTGTCTACGGAAATGATGTATTGGATGCAAAAGAAACTGATTGTTGCAATCCTACAGGGTTTTATTCCATTACTAAGAGGAGTGCAGAGCAATTATTGATCTCTTATTGTAAAACTTTTGATATTAAGTATAGAATTTTTAGGATAGGCAACGTATATGGGCTAGATCCTACCATCACTCCGGGTAAAAATGTCCTTGGATATATGATTGGTTTGCTAAAACAGCACAAGGATATCAAATTATTTGATGATGGAGACTATAAGAAAGACTATATGTTTGTTGAGGATATTTGTAGAGCAATCAAGTTTTTGATTAAAAAATCTGAGACAAATCAAATTTATAACGTTGCAACTGGTAGTTCAATGACCTTTAAGGACATACTTTTAACTGCTAGTGATATGGTCTCTAGTAGAAGTGAGTTTATTCCTGTTCCATTTCCCAAAGAACAGGAGTATTTGCAGGTCAAAAACATGACATTAAACGTAGATAAACTCAGTTCTATGGGGTTTCTACCCAAGATGTCCTTTGATGAAGGTTTGAATCAGATGTGTGAAATCTATTGACGAGACCATCTGTTCATAGTATTATACATATTACGTGGAGTAACTTTTTTAATGTCTGAGTATAAGAAGACAGCACTTGTGCTTGGTGCTGGTGGATTTATTGGTTCTCATATGGTAAAACGCCTGCGCTCTGAGGGTTATTGGGTGCGTGGTGTTGATATCAAGCACACTGAATTTTCTAAAACAGAAGCAAACGAATTTATCTCTGCAGATCTACGTGACGCAGACATGGTTCGTCGTGCAATTCGGTTTACTGGTTACCTTGGTAACTTTTATAACCAGATTGCTGAGAAGTTTGTGCAACCTTTTGATGAAATCTATCAGTTTGCTGCTGATATGGGTGGTGCAGGGTTTGTTTTCACTGGAGAAAATGATGCAGATATCTTGCACAACTCAGTGCAGATTAATCTAAACGTGCTTGAAGAGCAAAGAAAACTCAACGAGTCTGTAAAAGAAAATAAAACTAAGATTTTCTACTCTGGGTCTGCTTGTATGTACCCGGAGCACAACCAATTAGATCCAGACAACCCTGACTGCCGTGAAGAATCAGCATACCCCGCTAACCCCGACTCCGAATATGGATGGGAAAAACTATTCAGTGAACGTCTCTTCCTTGCTTACAATCGTAATTATGGGATTCCTGTTCGTATTGCTAGGTATCACAATATCTTCGGTCCTGAGGGAACCTATGACGGAGGAAGAGAGAAAGCACCAGCTGCAATCTGCCGCAAGGTCGCTTTCCTCCCGGAGTCGGGTGGAGCTATCGAGGTGTGGGGAGATGGTTTACAAACTCGTTCCTTCCTGTTCGTTGATGAATGCATCGAAGCGACTAGGCGACTGATGGATAGTGACTTTACTGGTCCTGTAAATATTGGTTCAGAAGAGATGGTAAGTATCAACGATCTGGTTGATATTGTTGCTAAGGTTGCTGGTAAAGAAGTTAAAAAAATTCACATTGACGGACCTCTCGGAGTCCGTGGACGCAACTCTAACAATGATCTAATCCGAGAAAAACTTAATTGGGATTACTCTCAACCACTTTCTGTAGGAATAGAAAAAACATACAATTGGATTTATACTCAACTAATTCAAGGTCAACACTTTTTTTAGTTGACTTTCCGATTTAACTCTGATAACATTAATCTGTAATATTTAAAAATTATGTCTGAATATCCTGATACCTGGAGACACCAGAGAGTTCTCAATGATTGTATTGGAGAAAAAGCAAAAATCAAACTACTGATCCTTGATGTTGATGGAGTTTTGACTGACGGCACGAAGGTATATACTCAAAAACATGAACCTGTTTACAAGAGGTTTCGGTGTAAAGACTTTACTGCAATCAAAAGATTTGTTGCAGCAGGAGTAAAAGTCATCATGCTTTCTGGTGATAACTGGAATGCTGATATGGCACGTCAAAGAAATATTCCTTTCTATTGCACGAGAGGTAAAGACCTGAGTTTGGATAAGTCAGTATATCTGAGTCACCTTGAAGGTCAATACAATGTGAAGCGAGAGAACATGGCATTCGTTGGAGATGATTTCTTTGATCTCTCCATGTTCAAAACTTTGTTTTGGACCTTTGCTCCGTCTGATGCACCTAAAATCATCAGACAGAACTGCCTTTATCAGCTTGAATCGCGTGGTGGTGAAGGAGTTATCCAAGAACTGTACGACTTCCTTGTCGGTAAAGGTATCGTGCAAGATGCAACTGAAGAAGCAGTTGCAGAGTTGGACAAGCAAGAAGCATCTAGTGCAGCAATGAAGTAATGTGTAAAAGTGTCACCTTATATGGACATCTCACTGTAGATAGAATCC